TCGATGATCTTGATACAGGTATGGCATTAGCGAATGCTGTAGGTATAGACTTAACATTAGGAGATACACCAACATTGAGAGACTTTGTAGTCGGTGAAACAGTCAGTCAGTTAGTTTCTGATACAGGAATTGTAGTCTCAGGTAAAGTACAAGCCTGGAATGAGGGTACAAACAAGTTATCTATCGCTTATATCACATCAACAGATACAAGTGTTCCGTTAGTATACGATAGTTTCTTAGCTACAGATACTAGTGCGGCTTACATTAAAATGGAAAGTACGAGTGAGGGAGATCGAATTATAATGTCTGGTACAGGTCAAGAAGGATACAACATAGCTTTTGAAGACGGTACGGCATCAATTATATTACCAAGTGTTATAACAGATGGATCGACAGGTAAAGATAATATTATAGACGATTCAGGAAACGGATTCTTATTAGAATCTGGTACAGTTACAGATTCGACAGCCTTCGACAATATTGTTGTTGAAGATAGTCTAGCGTCTAGAAGAAGTATAGCAGTAGTCGGAAGTGATCAAGCGATCTCAACTGACCCTGGAGCGTTCAACTTTGAAATTGAATCAGATGCTGATGGAATCATTGATTTCTCAGAAGGTAATCCATTCGGAGAATCAACATAATGTTCGGAAATCATTTTTATCATTCAACAATTAAAAGAGCTGTCTCAGTATTCGGTACATTATTCAATAACATTAGTATTGTAAGAGAAGATGGAAAATCTATGAAAGTACCATTAGCTTATGGTCCTAGATCAAAGTGGATAGCACGATTACAAGCATCCCCAGACCCTTATGGTAAACTTATAGCTACAACATTACCTCGTATGGGATTTGAACTATCTTCTATAGAGTACGATGCTTCTAGAAAATTAACTAAGAAAACACAATTTAAGAAAGCTGATTCTACTAATCCAAACCAGATGCAAAAACAGTTTTCCCCAGCTCCATACAATCTAGGATTTACATTGAGTATCATGGTAAAAAATACTGATGATGGGTTACAGATCATAGAACAAATCATGCCATACTTTACACCCGATTACACAGTTACGATCAGTACAGTACCCGACATGAGTGACAAGAGAGATGTTCCAATCATCTTATCCAGTATAAATCAAGAAGATAGTTACGAAGGTGATTTTACAACTAGACAAGTGTTGACATATACTTTAGAATTTATCATGAAGAACTACATATATGGACCAGTTGAGAAATCAGAAATTATTAGAACCGCTAAAGTTAGAACTTATATGGAATCTGGTACAGGTAAGATTACTTCGACAGATACTGCGGGTAGAGTAGTCAATCAGACAGTAACACCGAATCCAGTTGACGCTAGTCCTGACGATGTGGTATCATACAACGAAAAAACAGAATGGTTCGAACAACCTGATATAACATATTCAGACGACAAAGCGAGCGATCCTAAGTAGTTATAAATAATAGTATGAGTAAAGTTGATGATAGATTAGACGAGCTCCTTGATATTCAGGGTGAAATCGTACAAGCCGAGAAAAATCTTCCTACAGTTGTTTCTAACGACAAAGACAAGGGTAATGATTACAAATACTCTAGGGAAATCTTTTACGGTCTCGTAGAGAGGGGACAGGACGCCATAGACGGTATTCTTGACATAGCAAAGGAATCTGAACACCCGAGAGTTTATGAAGTAGCTGGTCAATTAATCAAGACAGTTGGTGAAACAACAGAAAAATTGATTGATCTACAACATAAAATGAACCTATTAGATAAAGATCATAATCAACCAGATAAAGTCCAGAACAATCTATTTGTTGGATCATCCGCTGAATTACAAAAATTATTAAAAAACAATGCACAAGAATGAAGGATATCTAGGAAATCTATCAGTTAAAAGAGCTGGTGTTAGTTCCGAATGGTCAGAACATGAAATCCTAGAATACAAGAAGTGTATGGAAAATCCAGCTCACTTTATTGAAAACTACATAAAAATTATTTCACTTGATGACGGACTTGTTCCGTTTAAACTTCGTGGGTATCAGGACGAACTAATCACACACTTTGACGAGAGTCGATTTAGTATTGTACTAGCGTGTAGACAGTCGGGTAAGTCGATCACAACTTGTGCTTATCTAGTCTGGTATCTACTATTTCAACCTGAACAAACAATCGCGATCCTAGCAAACAAGGGTTCGACAGCGAGGGAGATGTTAGCTCGTATCACAACTATGTTAGAGCATGTACCATTCTTCTTACAGCCTGGTACGAAAGTACTAAATAAGGGTTCGATTGAGTTCGAAAATGATAGTAGAATCATAGCTTCGGCTACTGGTGCAAACTCCATTCGTGGTTTATCTGTTAATCTCCTATATCTTGATGAGTTCGCGTTCGTAGACAACGCTGAACAGTTCTATACATCCACATATCCTGTTGTCACATCAGGTGGTAAGTCAAAGGTAATTATTACATCTACAGCTAATGGTGTAGGGAATATGTTCCATAAGTTGTATGAAGGTGGTCTAGCCGAGAAGAATGATTATCAACCATACACTATTAATTGGTGGGATGTGCCTGGTAGAGACGAGAAATGGAAAGCCCAGACCATAGCAAACACATCAGAATTACAATTTGAACAAGAATTTGGTAATTCATTCTTAGGTACAGGGAACACTTTAATTAGTGCTAATTGTCTACTAGGATTACAAGGACAAGACGCTTTGTGGACTAGAGAGCATGTACATCTATACCAAGAACCTGTACCAGAACATACATACATAATGACAGTCGATGTAGCCCGAGGTAGAGGACAAGATTACTCTACATTCTCAGTATTCGATGTTACAGAGAAACCATTCAAACAAGTAGGAATATATCGTGATAACATGATATCTCCACTATTATTTCCTGATATCATAGAAAGATACGGGAAATTATACAATGAGGCTTTAGTTATCGTAGAAAATAACGATCAGGGTCAAATTGTATGTAACGCCCTTCATTATGACCTAGAATACCCCAATGTATTCACACAATCAAGTGTTAAAGCGTCAGGTATTGGTGTTACAATGACAAGAAAAGTAAAACAAATCGGTTGTTCAACCCTTAAAGAGTTAATGGAAGAGAACAAATTAAGAGTAATCGACAAGTTTACAATCGGTGAATTAATAACATTCGTTGGTAAAGGTAAGTCTTACGAGGCTGATGGTGGTCAACATGATGACTTAGTGATGAACTTAGTAATGTTCTCATGGTTTATAACCACACCATACTTCCAAAGCTTAACAGATTTAGAATTGAAGAAAATGTTATATGACGAACAACAACAGATGATCGATGATGACATGGTGCCCTTTGGTATCATTGACGATGGGACAGATAATCCTGAATCATACACTCAGGGTGGTGATATATGGACAGTTGTTGGTGATGTAGACATTTACTAAATTATAAATACTAGTAATTGAAACAGATTCGTTTGTTTCATAATATAATAAACTTTTTATTTCGAAATAAAAAAATTAATTAGGAGATAATTAAATGGCATTTCAAGTTTCGCCTGGAGTACAGGTTCAAGAAATCGATGCTACTAATGTTATTCCTGCGGTCTCAAGTTCCACAGGAGCATATTGTGGTCATTTTCGCTGGGGTCCAGCTGAAGATGTCACTACAGTAAGTTCTGGTAAAGGACTTGTAGATTCATTCGGGGAGCCGGATTCTACAGATATAAGCGCTGAGCATTTTTACCCAGCAGCTATGTTTTTAGACTACGGTATTGACTTAAAAGTAGTTAGAATAGCGACAACCAGTATGGTTAACGCTACAACAACAGCGAGTAGTTCTTTGTTAATCAAAAACTTAACTCACTATAGAGATAATTACAACACGGGTGCAGCCTCTGTTGGAAATTATGGGGCAAGATATGCAGGAGCTTTAGGTAATTCACTTAAAATTCAGGCATGTGGTGGTACAGCAGCTTTCGCGGCAACAACTGTTACAACAACAAATGGAACAACAGCTATCTTAGGAACTTCAGTTGAAGTAACTTTAGGTGAGAAGTTCATAGTTGGTGACATTATTACAGCGATAGGTTCAGATGTAGTCAGATACAAAATATCTGCAATCACATTTGATTCAGGAGCTACTGGAGCCGCAACAGTAACAATAGCCCAAGAAGACGATTCAACTCAAGGATTGGCAGTAGCAGTTTCATCTGGTGCTAACATATCAAGAGAGTGGGAACACGCTGGTCTGTTCAGTAAAGCGCCGGGTACATCTACATACGCAAGTGGTAGATCATCAGCTGGTGTTACAGATGAGATACATATCGTTGTTACAGACGAAGACGGTCTAATTTCAGGAATTCCTGGAACAGTCTTAGAAACATACGAGGCTTTATCAAAAGCTTCAGACGCTAAAGATGAATTCGGAACTACTAACTACTATGTTACAGTTCTAGAAAACAAATCATCTTATGTATACTGGTTGGATCATAGTTCTACTTTTGGTTCATCAGGGGCAGCTGCCGCGGGTGTTACCTTCGGTACAGGTACTTTACCAGATTCTTTATCATTTACGAATGGTGCAGACGGTAGACAACCTACAACTGGTCAAAAAATAACAGCGTGGAACACACATTTTGGTAGTGCAGACAACCAAGATATCTCATTAATCATATCTGGGTCTGGTCAAGCAGACAACGGTAGTGGTTCAGCAGTTGTAACTCGAGCAGAAGCAACTAGTTACTACAACCAATTAATGAACATAGCAGAAGACAGAAAAGATTGCGTCGTATTCTTTTCACCACTTAAGTCTGATGTTGTTGACTCTGGTATTACTGGAGCCACCAATGTTAAGGCAACCGCAGATACTTTAAATAGTTCAAGTTACGCCTCAATGAGTAGTAACTGGTTATACATATACGACAGGTACAATGACAGGTATTGTTATGTACCAGACAACGGAGCAGTAGCTGGTCTTTGTGCCAGAACTGATTACACGAACGATGCATGGTATTCACCAGCAGGATTCAACCGTGGTCAACTATTTGGTGTAACAAAACTAGCGTTTAATCCAACACAAGCCAATAGAGACACTCTCTATAAAGCTCGGGTTAATCCAGTAGTTACATTTCCTGGACAAGGAACACTATTATTCGGAGACAAAACACTAATCAGTAATGCTGGAAGTGCTTTCTCAAGAATTAATGTTCGTAGATTGTTCATCGTGTTAGAGAAAGCTATCTCAACAGCAGCCAAGTTCCAACTATTTGAATTTAACGATTCATTTACAAGAGCTAATTTCAGAGCAGCTATTGAACCTTTCCTTAGAACAGTCCAAGGTAGACGAGGAATCTATGATTTTTCAGTTATCTGTGACGAGACTAATAACACAGCAGGTGTTGTTGATGCATCACAATTCGTAGCTTCCATCTTTGTGAAGCCAGCGAGAAGTATCAATTTCATTACTTTAACTTTTGTAGCATCTAGGAGTGGTGTAGATTTTGAAGAAGTCTACGGCGCAGCTGGAATAGCTCAAGAAACAGCACAATAGGAGGGTTAGAAAATGGCAACTATAAACCAATTTAAAGCAAACCTAATCGGAGCTGGTCCAAGGAATAATAGATTCGAGGTATTCATACCACGAACAGGTAGTAAAATTCAGTTCTTATGTAAGACTGCAGCGTTACCAGGCCAAACTATTACTCCATTAGAGTTAAAGTATAAGGGTCTTTCTATCAAAATGGCTGGAGACAGAACTTTCGAAGATTGGTCTGTTACTATCTACAATGATACAGAGTTCTCAGCTAGAACCGCTGTTGAACAATGGATGCAAGATATTGTCCCATTGGCAGATTCAACATTGACTTCTACAGGATATGAATATATGGTAGATAAAGCTACTGTTACACAACTAGGAAGAGACGATGCTGTCTTGGCAACATATGAATTTTACAATATGTGGCCGACAACACTAGCTGCTATCGAATTAGATACAGAAGGTGGAGACGCACTAACTACTAGTGATGTGACATTTGCTTACTCTCATTTCGAAAGAGTTGTGTAATTTAACACTATTCAACTGATATAAATATTAGTATGGAAATATTTGGAATAGAGATAAAGAGGAAGAAGGGCGACGAAACTCGAGCAAAGAGTTTCGTTCCACCTCAAAATGATGGGTCGGTTATTGAAATCAGTAAAGACGACTCGATGGGTGGTTTCGCAGCCACGGGTGGAGTCATTGGTCAATTTATTGACATGGAAGGTGGTGTAAAAACCGAAGCTGACCTTGTTGGTAGATACAGAGCGATGGCTTTAGTACCTGAATGTGACAGTGCAATCGAAGATATAGTTAACGAATCTCTATCTTCAAATGATTTGGATGCTCCTGTAGCGATTAACTTGGATAGAGTCAATCACTTCTCAGATGGTATCAAGGAAAAAATTCGTGCCGAATTCAATGAAGTTCTTGAATTGTTAGGATTTAGAGAACTCAGTCACGACATATACAGAAAATGGTATGTTGATGGAAGAATCTACTTTCATAAGATGGTAGATACAGGGAATACTAAAAAAGGTATTCAAGGACTAAGACCTATTGATCCTCAGAAGATCAGAAAGGTTCGAGAAGTAGAAAAGAAGAAAGATGAGAAGACAGGTGTTGATCTTATTAAGAAGACCGCTGAGTATTATCTTTATAATGACGAAGGGTTTGATAAGACTGGTAACAATACTGGTCAAACAGTAAGAATCAGTGCTGATGCCGTAACTCATGTAACTTCGGGTCTAATGGATTACAATCAGAAAGTTGTAGTTGGTTACTTACATAAGGCTATGAAGTCTGTGAATCAACTAAGAATGTTAGAAGATGCTCTAGTTATTTACAGAATATCAAGAGCTCCTGAAAGAAGAATCTTCTATATTGATGTCGGTAACTTACCGAAAGCGAGAGCTGAACAGTACTTGAAAGAAGTACAGACTAGTTATCGTAACAAGTTAGTGTATAACGCTGACACTGGTGAAGTTAAAGACGACAGAAAACATATGAATATGTTAGAAGATTTTTGGTTACCTCGAAGAGAAGGTGGTCGAGGAACAGAGATTACGACCCTACCAGGTGGTCAAAATCTTGGTGAGATTGAAGATATTTTATATTTTCAAAAGAAATTGTACAAGTCTCTAAATGTACCAGTTTCTAGATTAGATACAGAGACATCATTCGCTATTGGTAGAGCGACTGAAATTTCTAGAGATGAGGTTAAGTTTTCACGATTTGTTGATAGACTTAGACTGAAATTTTCTAGAGTGTTTGACGACATTTTAAAGACTCAACTGTTACTAAAAAACATTGTATCAGATGAGGATTGGAAGAAGTCAAAAGAGTACATAAGTTATGACTTTCAAAAAGATGGTCATTTCGTAGAACTCAAAGATGCGGAGATATTACGAGAACGCGTAAATACTCTGGAACAATTAGACCAATTCGTTGGTAAATATTATTCACAGTCATGGATTAGAAAGAATGTTCTTAGACAATCCGAGTCGGAGATAGCTGATATAAATAAAGAGATAGAAGCAGATAAAGCGGCCGGTGATGATAGTGATGATGAAGAAGAATTTTAAATAGGAAAATATTATGGTAAATAAAGCAAGAGAATTTGTAAATCAAGCAACTAGTGGAGAGAATGTCGAAGCCGGTGAAACTTTTAAGAGTATAATGCAAGATAAACAACTAGATGCTATTGATTTGAAACGAGTTGAAATGCAACTTGATTGGATGAACACT